GTTGCGGTCACGACGTCGATTTTCGATAACCTCTATGACTCTTTGCGTGAAGAGTGATTCATATTTGCTCATGTGAAAGATTGTACCGTTTTCCGGTACGTTTGCAAAATTCGTACCGTTTTGGGTTGACAGTACGTACCGGATACGGTACTTTATAAAACATGCAAACAAACACACAGCTCTCCGCAACATCAATAGAACTGATTAGGGCAGTAAAGGCCGAGGCGGCGCGCTCGGGCGTGTCCACCCCAGAACTAGCCCGCCGAACTGGGCGCGACCGCAAATTCTTCTACGACCGCTTCCTATTCCTCAAAGCCTTTTCCACTGATGACCTCGACGCCATTGCCACAGCCCTCGGCATCACCGCCGCCGACATCATCAACTCGGCACGATTCGCAGCCGAAATGCACAACGCGAAGGCGGTGGCGTGATGGTTAGGACCTACCGGCTTGGCGGCGCGGAACGTGAGAGGGCCCGTGCGCTGATTCGTATTCTCAGCATCGACATGGATCGTGTCAGATGGTTGGACGGCCACCCGATGACGGTTCGCGTGTTTGATGACGGCAAATGCTGGGTCGAATACACGGGACTCGTCGTCTGCGACAAGGAAGACATCGATTTCTGTCTCCGTGGGCTCGAGCCCGTGGATGTCGGGCCGGGGTCTATAGGGACAGGATCCGGGAATGCCGGAACAGGATTCTTCGCGAGGATACGCGGATGTCTCTCGATTTCGAGGTCTCGACCATCGCGACGATGACGGTGCCGGACTCATGGCGCTTGAGCTTGGAGGCTCCACGGTATTCGACGATAGCGCCGCCAGTCGGCGTCACCCGAATGTCTCGTTCGGTGAGCCACCCGTTGTTGCGCAGTATCCACCCGTCCCCATTCGTCTTCTCCACTCCCCAGTCGGTCGAGAGGTACAGGCGTCGTTCCGCGTCGAAGGACAGCAGCAACGCCGTCAATCCCATCCAGTTGTCCGCCAGCCATTTCCACATGGCTCAGATTCTAGCCACAAAAAAATGCCGCCGATTGGAGCGGCGGCGAATGTCAGATTGAAAGAAGGTCCAAAATGACTGAATCCAATGTACAGCCCTTCGAGTTCAGGGGCAACCCGGTCGCCACGGTGACCACCGGGAACGGGACGGTGCTGTTCTGCGCGAAGCATGTCGCCACCGCACTCGGATACAGCAACACCAACGACGCAATCAGGAAGCACTGCCGTCATATCGATGGGGTCGCGAATCGCTACCCCATCACCGACAGCCTCGGCCGCACCCAACAGGCCGTGTTCCTCACCGAAGGCGACGTGTACCGCCTCATCGCCAGCAGCAAGCTCACCAGCGCGGTCGAGTTCGAGCATTGGCTGTTCGACGAGGTAGTGCCCCAGATCCGTCGTACCGGCGGTTACATTCCCCAGGGCGAAACCCCGGAGGAGACGATGGCGCGCGCGGTGCTCATCGCGCAGAAGACCATCGAAGACCAACGGAAGCAGTTGGACGAGCAGAAGCCGAAGGTGTTGTTCGCGGACGCGGTGGCCACGAGCAAGAGGAGCATTCTGATCGGCGAATTGGCGAAGATCCTCAAACAGAACGGCGTGAAGACCGGCCAGAACCGGTTGTTCAAGCAATTGCGTGAGGACGGTTTTCTGATGAAGCGCAACGGGAATCCGAACATGCCGACGCAGAAGAGCATGGAACTGGGTTTGTTCGAGGTCAAGGAAACATCGATCGCCCATTCGGATGGTCATGTGTCGTTGAACTTCACGACGAAGGTCACGCCCAAGGGCCAGCAGTACCTCATCCAGAAGTATCTGGGCTGCACTCCCCTTGACCTGGAAGCGGGTGCGTGATGGCCGGTAGTCATCAAATCGAATCGTCTCTTGACGGCTGGCCGATCGCCAAGGTGGCGAGCTTCCTCGGTGTCTCGAAGGGCAGTCTCTACGTGTGGTCGTGCCACGACAAGTGGGGAGGCCGGTATCCGCCCGCGCCGAAACGCGTAGGCCGCAGGCTCGTTTGGAATCCACAGGAGGTCATCGACTACCGGGACCGGCGGTGCGCGATAAGCCGCAAGGAGCTGGTCCATGGCGAATAAGGGTTTCCCGGATTCAAAACCGGGAGAAAAGAGGTGCCGGCGTCGCACTGTCCAAGGTTCACGCCGGCACCAACATCACCAATCACATTGAAAGGAAAACAAGTGATGTCAGGACACAAGATTACCGGAATCCACGCCATCGGCGTCGAGATCCCGAAGGGAATGTCATTCAAGGAGCTCATGGAGCAGCTGCTTGAGGGAGGAGAGGCTGAGTTGGAGAAGGAGTTGGACGAGGAGACGCGCCAGCCGGAAACCGGCAAGTGCGATTGTCCGGCGTGCGATCCAGACAAGGACACCGTGGAGGAAAGATTGTTCCATCCGGTCGATCAGTGGCAGCACGCCGTCGATGTGGCCAGTGACGTGCATGACGCGGCCGGCTCTCTCGAACACGCGCTGTTCGAGCTGGGTGAGAACCCGTTGGCGTTCGAGGCGTCGATGATCCTCAGCCAGTCGCTGACCCTGCTGCGTGCCATCCAACGCAAGCGCAAGGAGGTTGCGGAATGAGCATCGAAGCATTGCGCAAAAAGAAGCGTATGCGCCGACCCCGGCCGAGGTTAACGGACGGGCAGAAGTCGGCCGTGCTGCTGGCTCTCACGTTCGCTGAGGGGTGGCTGGTCGGTTTCGCCGGCACGCACAGTCGCATCCCCAGCCCGGTCGGCACGCCGCAGTGGATGATAACCGGCTCGCTCGCATTGGCGGTCGTATTGCCGCTCATGTTCGTGGGAATCCTGTTGAAGTGGGGCGCTGATGGAACAGCCAAGTGAGTTCACGCTCTGCTTGCCGGGCGACCCGGTGCCGAAGGGGCGTCCCCGCGTCTACAACGGGCACGCGATGACCCCGAAACGCACCGTCAGGGCGGAGGAACGCCTGTTCGCCGAATTCCGTCTGAAATACCCGCAGGCGAAACCATACCAGTGCCCGGTCAGATTGGAGGCCGAATTCTGGATGAGCCATCGCGGCCGCCCGGATCTCGACAACCTTTTGAAGCTGGTTTTGGACTCGTTGAACGGCGTCGCCTACGTGGATGACGCGCAGGTCGTCGAATCCCACGCCACCAAGCGCATGCCCGACCTGTGGGTGTACGGGTCGAAGGGCCGCTACCGGAAGCGCAAGAGCGGCGACCCCTACACGTGTTGCGGGCACGAGTACGAGCCGCACCTCTCTATCCGTATCAAGCCGCTCCCGGAATGGGAGCCGAACAAGCAAGGAGAACAATCATGAGCAAGCCGATCAACGAGCCACGCATGGTGCAACAGGCGCTCGTATCCGACGAGGACCTGAGCTTCGAACTGGCGGCCCTGATGCCGACCGCGAACGGGATCACGAACGCCGCATCCACGTTCATCGACAAGGCCACCAAACTGTTGCTGTCCGACAAGATCATACTCACCAACGAGCAGCATACGGCCATCACGTCGGCCATCGCCATCGCCCAACTGACCGTCAAGGAAGGCGCGGCCATATCGAAGCTGCTGCGCAACCCGGACGCTTCGGCGGAGGTCATAGCCGGACTGCGACTCACCTCCGAGGACAGGCATGATGCCTGACCGGCGTCTTTGGATGCCGCGTTGCAGGACATGCGGGCCGCTCGGCAAGCCCACCGGACTGGACGAGGCGGTCACCTGCTGCAACCGGCACACGAACCAGACCAAGCATCAGACGGCGTGGTATCCCACCTACGCCCAAATCATCGTGAAAGGCACATCAAATGACTGCGAATGACACGTCAACCATTGAAACCACGGAGGCCGTGAACCCGGACGGGGAATTGCGCCAAGGATTGTTCGCCGCGCAGGCGGCGCGCATCGTCGAACTGCAGGCCGAGATCGCCAGCCGACAGGAGGAAATCGACAATCTCAAATCCCTGATTCTCGACTCGCATCCGGTCGGCACCTACCAGGCCGGCAACCTGAAGGTGCAGGTGAAGCCGGGCGCGCGCCGCATCAACGCCGGCACGTTCGAGAAAGCCTATCCGGCCACCAAGTATCCCGGAGCCTACCAGTTGAAGCCAAGGCCGCTCAGCCAGTTGGAGAAGCTGCTGTCGGCGGACGCGGTGGCCGATTACGCGGTGAGCGGCAAGCCGACGGTGGTGGTCTCATGAGCGCGGAACTGTCCAGCCTGGGCATCGCCCAGATCGTGGAAAGCGTTATCGCCGACTACGACCTGCACGACGAGGACGGCAACGAGCTGACCGACGACCTGTACGTCATCCGTTCCGAGCAGCTCGACGAGCTGGGCCTCACCGTCGCCAGACGCATCCACAAGGCCATACGCGAACTGGAGGCGCAGGGCAAGACCGGTTTTCCCGTGCATTCGATGGCCTTCGGCAGCATGCCGGTAACCATCGCGAAGGACGGCGACCGCACCTACACGCTGCGCTTCGACAATTCGGACGAGGCGGTGGCCATTACACGGCTCAGCAGAACCGCGTTGGCGGACATTAGGAAACAGATCAACGAGTTTTTGAAGGAGGTGAAGAACCATGAGCATGAATGACGCCATTCTCGCCGTAGCACAAGCCCAACAGCAGGGTGACGCGATACCCGTCGACGTGCCGCCCATGACGCAGTCGGCACCCGATATGGACAAGCCGCCGGCAACGCCGAAAACCAAGACGGACACGATGGAGGAACCACGATTGTGGCCGGAGATCCGCCAGCTCATCGAAGCGGATATCCAGAACGCTCCGCGTGAGCTGCAGCGTGAGATAGGCCCATCCGAACTGGGAACGGATTGCGTGCATTGCCTCGCGGCGAAACTGGCGGGCTGGCCGGAGCGTCGTTCGCCGGGTTGGCGGCCGTTCATCGGCACGTGCGTGCACGAGCACTTCGAGCAGATGTTCCGCGAGCTGAACAGGGATCCTGCGCACCAGTTCCTCTACACGAGTGAGGACAACGTGACCGAACTCGTGGAGCGCTGGCGCAGCGAATATCGCGTCACCGTAGGCCGATTGCAGGGCCTGCACGGCGGCTACGACGTCACCGGTTCGATCGACCTCTGGGATCGCAAAACCCATAGCACCATCGATTGGAAGAACGTCGGCAACACAACCGTCACCAAGGTCAAGGCCCACGGCCCATCGCAACAATACCGGATACAGGCGTCGCTCTACGGCATGGGCCTGCAGAACGAGGGCGAACGGGTGGAACGCAACTGCATTTACTTCCTGCCCAGCAACAAGACCAGTTTGGGCGACGCTTTGCCTTGGGAGACAAGGTTCGACCCGGAGCCCGGCAAATGGGCGTTGAGCCGCGCCCAACTGCTCGTCAACCTCATGGATTGCGTGGAGCAGGCGGAGGGCCCCGACGTGCGCGACAGCTGGATCAAACAGTTGCCGGCGGCCGGACCCGACAAGTGCTTCTCCTGCAAGGGCCGGGTCTGGCCGGATATGAGCGCGCTTCCCGAGTTCGACGAGAAGCCGTGGCCGGACGTGCCCGACAAATGGCTCCAACTCATCCCCCTAATCGAATCCGAATACCAGTTCACCGAATAACGAAAGGAAAACAATCATGTTCGGACAGCCACAGCAACAGTATGGTTACCCGCAGCAGGGTTACCCCCAACAGGGGTATCAGCAGGGGTATGGTCAGCCGCCGGCACGCCCGGCCGTGTCCATGACCCCGGAGCAGATGCTTGCCAGCATCGAATCGCAGAGCAGCAAGGGCGCGAAATTCGAACAGCCCGGCACATCGATCAGCGGAATCATCGAGAACGTGACCGCCAACCAGATCCGCGATTTCAAGTCCCGCCAGCCGAAGTTCTTCGATGACGGACAGCCGCAGATGCAGGTGCTCGTCACCATCAACACCGGCGTCACCGATCCGATGGTGGAGGACGATGACGGCCGGCGCACCGTGTACATCAAGGGCTTCGGCCTCCAGCGCCACGCATGGCTTCAGGCGTTGCACAACGCCGGGCTGAGGAAGGCCGCAGAAGTGCGGCCTGGCGACCGTTTCACGGCCACGTTCACCGGTTTCGGCGAGACGAAGCCCGGCATGAACGCGCCGAAACTGTTCGAATACGTGATCGAACACCAGTCGCCGGCCGACCTCGCCATGAACCAACCCCAGCAGCCCGGCATGCAGCAAGCCCAGCCGGCATACCCGCAGCAGCAGTACGCGCCCCAGCAGCCCATGCAGGCCCCGAATCAGGGATATGCGCCGGCTCCGGTCGACCCATGGAACCCGCCGGCACAGGCGCAACCCGCTCAGCAGGTACAGCTCGGCCAGCCGCAGGTGGATCCGATGAAGGTCAACCAACTGAAGGCCATGGGTAAGCCGCCGCAGGAGATAGCCGCATTGTTGGGCGTGCCGGTCGAAGCGGTCACCGCCGTCACCGACCAGGCGCAACCCCAATACCACGGGGGTTCCGAACAGATGCCGGAAACCGGTGAATTCTGATGGACGAACTGCTGAAACACCTGCAGAACCAATGGGTCGAACTGGTGAAGGACATGGATTCCCTTGCCTCCGATCAGGTCGGTTTTCCGTGACGTCGATTCGGAAAGCCTCCAGCTCATGAGCGTGAGGCTCGTGCTCCTGGGCTGGCACAAGAGCAAGGATTCCGACAAGGACTGATACCAGTCTCGACCGCCGTAGCCGTATCCAAGCGGCCGGCACGCATGCAAAGGCGTGCACGGCACCACACATATTCACATCACGTCAAAGGAGTTCCAGGAATGACCGACATCTACGGATACGCTGCAGCCGCACCCATGTACCGTGCTGCCGGCTGGATGCAGGTCATCCCCCTGCCGGAAGGCCGCAAGACCCCGCCACCCGCTGGTTTCACGGGGCGCAGCCGCAAGCCCGTCACCGACGAGCAGATGCAACTCTGGTCGCAGTCGGATCCGACTGCGAACACGGGCATCGTCATCCCCGAAGGCGTATTGGTGTTGGACATCGACGCCGCACAAGGCCATCAGGTCAAGGCGGACGGGGCGAAAGGCATCAGCGAGCTCTCGCAGGAACTGGGCGTATTGCCGGCCACGTGGAGCAGCACGGCGCACGGCATCGACAGTCCGGCACGCCACCTGTTCTACAAGGTGCCCGAAGGCCTCGCGTGGAAGGGCGGCGCCATCGAGGGAGTCGACATCCTGCAGCCCGGCCACCGGTATTCCGTGGTCTGGCCGTCGATCCACCCGAGCGGCGAAATGTACTGCTGGTACACGCCCAGCGGCAGGGTTGCCAGCACGCTCCCCCACATCAGCGACTTGGCGACACTGCCATGGAAGTGGGTGGACTACCTGCGCAAACCCGACAGAGTGTCGAATTCGACCACTTTAACTCCCTCGTATTCAAGGGAATACGACGACCGCATGTGCAAGGCGGTCAACACGTTCCTCAACAGGACGCTCGCCAACCCCGCTTCCAAAGGCTCAAGGCATGACACCACGCTGCAGGCCGTCTGGGCGTTGGTTAACTTCGCGCAGGAGGGACACCGGGGGGCTCTCGACGCCATCAGCCAATTGAAGCCACGGTTCATCGCCGAGGTGGCCCCCGACCGTCAAGGCAAGGAGCGTGAGGCGGCACGCGAATGGGCCAGCATTCTCAGTGGCGCGATGGAGAAGGTCAACGGCGTGCAATCGCATGTGGATCCGTGCGAGCAGTCGAAGATCGAACGCATGACGCCCGGCGAGTTCGACGAACTCACCCAAAACGCGGCTGCGAGTCAAATGGAGGAAAGTCACCCGGAAGCAGTTCAAAACACTGGAACAATGCCGGTTCAAGCCGGTTCAACACCCGTCGCATCGGTTCAAAACGGTTCAATGGAAAGTCACGAGGCAAGTAAAAACGCCTCCTCCAGCTGGCAGTTCGAAGACCTCACCCAGCTCGCTTCCGGCATTGAACTGCCGCCCACGCCCACCGTGTTCCAACGAGAGGACGGCCAAGGCCTCTTCTATAGGGGCGCGGTCAACGACCTGCACGGCGAACCCGGCTGCGGCAAAAGCATGATCGCCCAAATCGCCACCGCGCAGGAATTGAAGGCAGACCGTGACGTCATCTACATCGACTATGAGGATTCCGCACGCAACGTGGTCAAACGCCTCCTGCTGCTCGGCGTATCCGGCGAACAGATCATCGGTCACCTGCACTACGTGCGCCCGTCCGCGAAGCCCAGCAGCCCCACCAGCCTCGGCGGCTGGCGCGAAACCCTCGACTACGCCGATACCGCCACGCTCGCCATCATCGACGGCGTCACCAGCTGCCTCGCCTACGCCGGCCTCGACAGCAACAGCGGCGACGACATCGCCGCCTGGTACAACACCATGCCACGACTCATCAGCGCCTGTGGGCCAGCAGTCGTACTCATCGACCACGTCGTCAAAAGCAAGGACAACCGGGGCCGCTACGCCGGCGGCAGCATGCAGAAACTCGCACTCATCGACGGCATCAGCTACTCGGTGGACATGACCAAACCAGTCGGCAAGGGCGTGCGCGGCACCATCGTCATCAAATCAGGCAAGGACCGCATCAGCGAGATCGAGGAGCATTGCGCCGTCAGCTGGAGCAGCAACGGCAGCCACCTGCGCGAAGCCGCACGCATCGAAATCAACAGCACTGACCCGAAACTCATGCGCGTCACCATCGCACGCCCCAACATGATGCCCAGCGATGAAACCACACGACAGCGCGGCCTCGAACGACCCACCGGGCTCATGGAGAAGATCAGCCGGATCATCGAGAACGCGCCCGAGGAGCCGAACCAGACCGAAATCATCGAACTGCTGAAGGACGACGGGTCAAGCGCCCGGAAGACCACCGTGCTCACCGCCATCAACCGGCTGCTCGAAGGCGAGTGGATCAGCAACCGCTCCGGACGAAACAACCGGAACATCTACGCCAGCGTCAGACCATACCGGCAGATGAACGACCCGAAATCGGACGCTTTCGTGGATCGGATGAGCAGGGAGGAGGCGAACGAATTGGATAAGGAAAACCATCTCGAAATCTAGTTGTTCCCGTTGTTCCCAGTTGTTCCGAGTTGTTCCGGGAACAACTGGAGTAGCGATGTCCAGCTGTTCCCAGCACTCCCCACCCACACTACGTGTGTGGGTGGGTGCGGGAACAACTGCGACTCGGCCCTCCGGAACAGCAAAAAAGCACGTCAACGACACTAGTTGTTCCCAATCAAGAAAACGTCAGAAAGGAGACCGGAAGATGGCACTCACATTCAGGGAGCAGATCGAAGCGACCGCATGGGAGCTTGGCAATGGAGAGGGAACCACGCCCGAGCTTCGAAAGCGCTTCGATGCGGATTCTGAGACCCCGAACTTCGATCCGACCAAGGCGTTGGAGATGCTGCACATACTCCAGCTCATCAACTACAAGCAAGCCGGCAAGGGACGCGGACGCGCCCGCTGCCACTATCTGAAGAAACCCGAATACGGACTACTCAACCTCAATGAGCCGAAACCAGCTCCCAAGGACGAGCGGGAGCGGGAAAACCGCATCCAATGGGCCAAGGACTTCCGCGTCATCGCCGACTGGCTCGACGCGAACTGTTACACGACTGAAAGCGAGGAAGCATGAAAGAATCCGTCACCATCCAATACCGCTGTGAGGATGCTGACACCAATCTGGTCGAAACCATCCCAATCGCCTCCATCGGCATCGACCAGTGGAGTCAAGGCCATCCCGTCCTGTTCAACCTTGACCGGAGAGGACATCACGGCCGCCGTATGCTCAGCGTACTCATCACCGCCTGCGAAGCGGTGCTGCATGAAATCCAGGACATCAAATGGGAGGACTGACCCATGGCCGGACCGATTGACGTGATTCAACGGGCGCTCAGCGCACTGGCCTCAGCGGGATTGGGCAGCGAGTCGCCGGCAGAGGCGTATGTGCTCGGCTACCAGGCCGGCTGGCGGGAAGCGCTCGACCTGTGCATACGAATCGAAACTGCAATCAACAACGAAACGGAGGAAACGAATGAGCATCATCAGCAGTGAAATCGAGGCGCAGAAGCAGCGTGACCCGTCGTACATCGACAGTGGCCTGCAGTGGGCGTGGGGACGAGGATACAAGGCCGGAGTGTCACGCGGAATCACCGAAGAGGAGATTGCCGCCGCCATGGACGAAACCCGAAAGTTCATCACGCTCCCCGGCGCGTGGTTGGAGAACATCATCAGAATCGCGTTCGACGCGGCAAGAAGAAAGGCAATGGAGGAGTGAGCAGGCCACGCGCCCGCGAACGCAAACCAGCATGGCTTCGCGCGTTCATCCCGAAAACGAGTCCCCTCGTTGTCACCGTCTGCGAGGGGTGCGGCCTGTACGTCATCGAGGATCGGGAAACCGTGTGGGAGTCGTGGGATTACGGGTGTGTGGCGGGTGACGACCTGACCGTGGCGATAATCCTCGGCCGGCCGTTGACCCGCGTCACGTGGCTTCCCTCCGTCGGCCACCCGCTGCTCCGTAGCACCTGCGGAGATGCAGGCATCAGACCGGACGGCCAGTATCTGGCCATGCACATGTGTCATCTCGCCCGGATAAGCGTCAAACCGTTCAAACCGCCGAAACGGGAACGCCCGCCAGGCAAGCCATGGGGCGGGCCGAAACTGTCGAAGCAGGAGATAGCCGAATTCAAACGCATATGGAACATGCCATACAGCCGGCTCAAATACGAGAAAGCCCCAACCATGGTCGGCCAGGGCGATGAGAAGCAAACATTATTCTAGCCGACCAGCCGGAAGGGGCCAACGTGAACTGCCAGAACTGCAAGACGATGACCGAAGAGGGGTATTCGGTGTGCGCGACGTGCGAGCTGCGCTTCGCCGGCACGCTCCTGCGCTTGGCGCGTGATGTCACGCCATTGCATGACAGCCTCGACGCGACATTGCATCCGGGAGGGCATTCGCCCGTGCGCATCCAGACGGCCACTCCCCCGACGCCGATACGCTTGGACGTGCTCGACCTGATTGACATGCTCGACGCGACGGCCCGCGAACTATGGCGCTGCCTCGACGGCATCGACGCACTCGACTGGCGCAAAGACAGACGCAACGAGGACTTGACGGCCACGCTCATCGCATGCGCCGGTCATGCACGCCTTGCCACGTTCGCGGATGCCGGCTTCTACATGCACATCATCAACGACATCGCCCGCAAGGTTGATACTGCGCTGGACCCGCCGGAGCAACGCCGCGAGATAGGTACCTGCGAGTTGTGCAATACGATGCTCACCGCTGGCCAAAACGACCAGTGGGTGATATGCCCGTTGTGTGGTCGCGAGCAGCGAGCGCAGACCGTCAAACTGCGTAGGCTCAAGACGTTGTGTTGGGATGATTCCAGGCGCGGGTCTGCGGCGGACATCGCCAAGGCATTCACCGACGCCGGAATAACCCTCAAGGCGTCGCGGGTACGCAAGTGGGTGGAGCGAGGCCAAGTCTCACGCACCCCGCAGGGGATCCCCTACAGTGATGTGTATCGGCAGGTCATCGCCGGCCAGCTTGACAAATGATTGTTTGTCACACACAATTGCAGTGGCAGAAGTGTCGAAAAACCCAGCTCATGTGGCTGGGTTTTCGCGTATCTATGCTTTGTTTTTGCGTGGTCTCCCCCCTCCGACACCACGTCCCGGACGTTGAGCGTTCCATTCATCGATGGTCTCAGGCAACCAGCCGCGCGTGCGCCCTATCGTGGCGTCGGGCTCAGGGAGCTTGAGGTTGAGCAAGCCGCCACTGGTGATGCCAAGGCGTTCTGCGACCTGTTTGACGCCGAGATATTCAGTCGCCATTGTCGCCGTCCTTGCCGTTGATGATTCCGGCCGCGAGACCCATGATTCCGGCCGCGAGACCGAAGCCGCCCGATACTATCGGGCTGCTGGACAGCGCGCCGACCAAGGCCACGGCACCGAATACCACGGCGACGATTCCGAAGATCAGTGATGTTCTCATGATGCGTTCTCCGATGGGATAGGATTGGCGGGAGGTTCCGGCTAATAGGTCTAGCCGGAACCTTTTTTACTTCTTGTGCTTCGGTCTTCGCTTGACTGCGATGGCTAGCGCGGCTGCGGCGATGACGTTGGCGATGATGCCGTTGATGACATCAAACCAATCCTTTGGGCTCATCGGATACCTCCTTTCTGCTGATATATCTACAGTAACACAACTACTATAGATATGCAAGGAGAGCACAACAAAACACGCCGAAAACTCCTGATATTTCAACCCCTCGCTAGCCCAACCAGCAGAGGCATCCGATTCAAGTCCGATACAGTCTCGGTTCGAATCCGAGGCGAGGGACACCTATTCTCCAATGATTGCGGGGTGACGGCATCATGGTCAGCTACAGCCGCCAAGTCCGCAAAGGCGGACGCCAATTCGAAAAAGACCGCAAGAAATTCTTCCTCGAATGCAAGAGCGAACACCGTCCATGCTGGCTCTGCGGAATGCCCATCGACTACGACGCACCACAGAACACCACAGACGACAGCTTCAACCTCGACCACTTCTATCCCGTCACCAAACGACCAGACCTGCAACACGACCCCGCAGGCTTCCGCCCATCACACACACAATGCAACAACCTGCGCGGCAACAAAGACCCAGCCACACCAATCGGCACACTCAGCAGACAATGGATCAAAACAGCATAGGAGCAACACAATCATGGACATCGACGAACCGGTCAAGACCGCATGCGGGCAAACACTGCGCGAAGCAACCGGCACCATCACACTCCACATCAGCGCCAGCCTCAGCGCGGACAACGTAAGCTATGACCTCGCCAGCGTCGACGCAGACCTACCAATCACAGTTGAAGTCGTCAACAACAACGGCACGATAATGCCGAAAGTTGATAGCGTGGGCTTCACACGAATCCTCACCGCAGGAATCAACGCATTCACCAACGCCATCAAAGCCTGACCACCGGGAGGGGCGGTAAAATCCCAAAACCGGCCGCCACCGGTACACTACCCGCATGGCCGCTCTTCCTCTCCCTCCGAAAAAATATTCGATATTCGGCCGGGGTCGCGCGCGAAGGAGGTTCCATGCCGAAACAGTTTCCGCAGGAAACGGTGGCCGACGCATTGGAGCGTTCGCTGCGCAACGCCAAGCATCTGCGCGCGAAGGACGCAGCCACGGTCGCCGCCGCCCGGGCCCTTGCATGGAAAATCGACCATTGGGACGAATTGGCGGAACAGGCCATATCGGACGCCGAAGCGAAGGGAAAGGGTACCCGTCCGGCTGTGCCGCAGAACGACAATACCTCGCTGCCGACGTTCCTGAAATATTGCGCGGCTCTCGGACTGGTTCCCGAGGAGGAGAAGCCGGCGAAACCGGCGAGAGGCAAGGCCGCCAAGCCCGAGGCGACTCCGGTGGCGGATGAGCTTGAGGAGTATCTGGCGAAAATCAGCTAGGAGGCGTCATGGGCATCGGCGAAATCAACGACGATGCCCACGGCATCACCACGCCACGCATATTCACTCCCCCGCTGCGCGAACTGACGCCGGAAACATCAAACGGCTACGCGGTCATCGAGTTCGCCGAAAAGTTTCTCCACGTGCATCTTTTCCCGTGGCAGAAATGGCTGCTGATCCACGGGCTTGAGCTTCTGCCGGACGGCTCCTACCGGTTCCGCCGAGTTGTCACCGAGGTCGCGCGCCAGAACGGCAAGACCACGCTCATGAGCGTACTGTGCGCGTGGTGGCTGTTCGTCGACTCCGCTCGCCACCCGGAGTTGTCGCCGGCGTGGAAGTTTCTCGTGGTCGGTGCCGCGCAGACGTTGGATAACGCGCGCGCCCCATATCAGGCCGTATTGAACTGGTGTAATCCGAATCCGGCTTCCGAGGGCGAGGCCGCTCTTGCGGTTCCGGTTTTGCAAAAACGTGTGCAGCGCGTCAACAATTCGCACGGCGAGGAAGCGATCATCTGCCGGAACAAGGCGCAGTACATCGTGCGCGCCGACAAGAACATCCGTTCCAAGAGCGCCAGCCGCGTCGTGTTCGACGAGTTGCGAGAGCAGCACACCGACGATGGCTGGAACGCGGTCAGTCAGACCACGAAGGCCATCTGGTCCAGTCAGTTGTGGGGTATCTCGAACGCGGGCGACTATCGCAGCGTCGTGCTGCGCCGAGTCGTCGACGAGGGACGTGCCCTGGCGGATTCGTGGAACGCTTCGGTTGAAACCGGCAAGCAGTCGCCGGACGAATGGGCCGAGGAGCACGACCCATCCTATGGGTATTTCGAGTGGTCGGCTCCGGATAAATGCGAGCTGGATGACCTTGACGGTATCCGTCAGGCGAACCCCTCCATGGGTTATGGGCCGATGACTTTTCGTAGCATCTCGGCTGACATCAACGGCATGACCGAGGCCGCGTATCGCACCGAGGTCTTGTGCCAGTGGGTGACGGCGGACATCACGCCGTACATCAATCCGAAGCTGTGGAAGCGCGGCATCGACCCGAAGTCCTGTATCCCCGATGACGGGCGCGTGGTGCTTTCCGTGGATACTTCCGCCGATAGAGAGACCACGTATATCGCCGCCGCAGGCTACCGCGAGGATGGCCTGCCGCACGTCGAACTGATCGTGCGCCGTGACGGCATGCTCTGGGTGCCGAAGTACTTGAAGCTGCTTCGCGAGGCATGGCCGAACATCCATGAAATCGCCGTGCAGTCCAAGGGCTGCCCGGCGGTGGACTTCGCGGATCCGCTCGCGGAGGCCGGTTGGACGGTGCACCTCATCGAGGGCTTCCGCTTGGGAGCCGCGACCGGCCGTTTCCGCGACCGGGTGAAGGAAAACAAGCTCCGGCACCTCCCCCAGCCGGCCATCGAACAACAGGTGAACGTCGCCGTGACCCGCCGATTGGGTGAGGTCGAGGTGTGGGACCGGAACCAGAGCGCGATGCACATTTCCGGCCTCCTCGCCGAAAGTCAGGCCTTGTACGCGCTCGAGACGATGAGCGGCGAGCCAGAGAAACCGAAATACGAGCCCTCGCACAACGTGCGAGTCACATTCTAGCCATCTTCCGAAGGAGCCGTGGATGGGATTTCTGAACAATCTGCTGCACGGCCCGGCCGTGCTGGCGATGAAGAACGCTGAACCGGAGACACCGACCATCATGGATTCGATGCCCGAGGCCATCAGCTGGCCCACCGACGCCGAATTCGCCGGCTATGCGAACGGCATGTACTGTCGCGAATACGCGGTCCGCGTTGTCGTGGACTTCATCAGCCGCCAACTCGCCTCCCTGCCGCTCAAGGTGTATCGGAAGAACGCGGACGGCGACGCGGAAGAGGTGCGCGACGGCGCACTGGCCAAGCTCATCCGCCATCCGAGCGATTTGCCGGGCATGAGCCGCTATAGGTTTTACGCGACTCTCATCCGTGACATGCTGCTCGAGGACAGGTGGTTGTGCACGCTCGGCAGCAATCGTGCGGGTGATGGGAATACGCTGCGCCGCATCCCCCCGGACGGATACAGTCTCACGGCGAACGGTTTCGGCGAGCTGACAGGTGTGACCATCAGCAGCGTCGCCGAGAACAAGGGCGGCACCTATCGGCTGCCGGATCCGCGAATCGTGCTCGACATCGGCTACATCGACGGCCTGAACCTCGGCGACCCGATCACCGACGTGCTGCGCCCCTTGCTCGCGGAGGCAAGGGTGATGGCGAAATACCGCAAATCGATAGCCGAAAACGGCTACCAGATACCCGCCTACGTGTACCGGCCCAAGGAAATGCCCTGGGAGTCACAGGCCGACTACGACGATTTCACCCAAGGCCTGCGCAACTACGTTGCAGGCGGCGGCATGGCCGGCACATGGCCGGTATTCAAAGACGGCATGGAGATCCGCACCGTCGACAACCTGTTCAAACCGGTGGACATGGCCGACTTGGAGGCACGCGAAAAAATCAACGAACAGGTGTGCCTCGCATTCCAAATCAGCCCAGAAAACATCGGCTTCCGCACCGGCACCAACAGCAACATCGCCGCATACAAGGAAAAGCTGTGGAACGTGGAATTGCTGCCGTATCTGGTGGCGTTCGAGGAGGCGTTGAACCTCACGCTGCCCGAGGCGGTGGGCGAACCGGACTGCTACATCAAGGCGAATTTGGACGCGAAGCTGCGCGGCACGATGGAGACCCAGTATCAGGCGCTCTCCACCGCCACCGGCCGTCCGTTCATGACCACCGACGAGGCGCGCGAACTGCTCGACCGGCCGAAGCTGCCGGGCGGCGACCAGTTGATAACCCCGCTCAACGTGAGCGAGGGCGGTCAGCCCAGCCCGCAGGACGGCGGACAGACGCAGAACGCGCAGCAGGGCGCGAGTCCGAACGGCAAGCAGATGCTCGCCGAATTCAAACGCCTCTACACGTATGACGCCGGTTTCCGCGCGTCATGGGACTCGATGACGAAGGGAGAAACCTCAGATGAGTCTTGATTATCTCGGCTACGAGCTCAAGGAGCTCAAGGCCACCGACAACAGCGGCGGAGGAGTGTTCTCCGGCTACGCGAGCACGTGGGAGAAAGACCTGTACGACGATGTGATCGTCAAGGGTGCCTTCGAGCAGACCTTATCCGCTGACTTCAAGGCGGGCGGCGCGGGCATTCCGATTCACTGGCAGCACAAGGACGGCTCTCCGAACGATGTGATCGGGGAGACGTTGAGCGCCGTGGAGGACGAGCATGGCCTGCTCGTCACCGCGAAGCTCGACACCGACATCGCGGAGGGCAAGCGAGCCTACGACCTGCTCAAGCGTGGCCTCATCCACCAGATGAGCATCGGTTTCATCGCCGAGAAGACCGCGTGGGTCGAAAGCGAGGAGGCGAAGAGCCCTTGGGGCGGCTACCGGGAGATTCGCCAGCTCAAACTATTTGAGATCAGTCTCGTGCAGGTCGCCGCCAATCAGGGGGCCGAGGTGCTCGAGGTCAAGGCCGGCCGGGCCATAAGCAAGGCGAACGAGGACAAGATTCGCACGGCCTACGAGGCATTGGGCGAACTGCTTGATTCCATCACCGAAACCCCCGACGACGAGCCGGACGATTCCAAACCCGATGACGAGCCGGACGACGATACGCCGGACGATTCGGACAAGCCCGAGCCGGACGACGGCAAGGCGAAAAAGAGTTTTGACCCGCAGTGGGCCAAGGAAATCAGCGACTTCCTCTCGCTGGCAAACAACCAATAGAAAGGATGATCCATGGGTTACATGGAGAAGCTGGCCGCCGAGAAGAAGGCGGTCAAGGCCCTGTACGACAAGGGCATGGAGAACCTCACCGATGATGAGGCGACCGAACTGAAGAACCGCTTCGAGGAGGCCAAGCGTCTTCAGGAGCGCGTCGACCTGTTCAAGGGCGTGAACGACCTGAACGTGGACGATGTGAAGCCCGAGGCCAAGACGGCTCCCGCCGCCAAGACGCTGGGCGACTTGTACGCGCAGGAGCTGAAGAAGGCCGGCATGACCGTCATCGGCACCAAGGCGCACCCGTTCGCTTCCAGCGAGTTCAAGGCCGCGACCGACATGCACGTGGCGGGCACCGGCACGGCTGGCACCGGATACCAGCCGGTCGTCACCCAGATCGACATGAACGGCGTGTGGCCTTACGAGCGTCCGCTCGTGGTCGCCGACCTGTTCGGCTCCGTCACCCTGAGCGGCAACGCCAACACCGTGGAATACCCCGTCTATGGCGCGCTCGAGGGCGGCGCTGGAACCGTGGGCGAGGGCGGTGCCAAGCCGCAGACCCATCTGCCGGCCCCCCGCTGGGAGTCCGACAGCCTCAAGGAGGTCGCCGCCTGGTGGAAGGTCACCGACAACATGGCCGAAGACCTCTCCTACATCGTCTCCGAAATCAACAACCACGCCCGCTACAACCTGCAGCTGCTGGAAGAGACCCAGCTGCTGTCCGGCAACGGCTCCGATGCGAACATCAAGGGTCTGCTCTCCCGCGACATCCAGAAGATGGTGCAGGACACCGACTCCGACCCGGACCGCATCTTCAAGGCCCGCACCAAGATCGCGCTGGCCACCGGTTTCCGCGCGGACGCGCTGGTCATCAACCCCGCCGACTACGAGGCCATTCGCCTCTCCAAGGACGCGAACGGCCAGTACTACGGCGGCGGCTACTTCAACGGCCAGTACGGCAACGGCACCATCATGCAGGATCCGCCGCTGTGGGGCCTCAAGACCGTGGTCACCGAGGCCATCGCCCAGGGCACCGCTCTGGTCGGCGCGTTCAAGCTCGGCGGCGCGGTCATCCGTAAGGGCGGTCTGCGCGCCGAGTCCACCAACTCGCATTCCGATGATTTCACGAACGATCTCATCACGTTCCGCGTGCGCGAACGCCTCGGCCTGCAGGTCAAGTACCCGAAGGCGTTCGTGTCCGTCGCCCTCGGCAAGAAGGCCAAGTGAGGTGACCGCCGATGAGTGACGCAACCAAGGTGCTGCAGACCGGGGTCGATACCGGTGATGGCAGCACGTATCCGCAGCCGGTGGTCGTGGTCGACGCCGCCGGCAATCCCATCGACCTGACCAAGGCGAACGGTGCGGCCATCACCTCGGTGACGGCCGTGGCCCTCGCCGCCGGCGCGGCTCCCACCGCGACGCTCGCGGATGGCGTGCTCACGCTTGGCATTCCGGCCGGCGCGAAAGGCGGCAATGGCGATCCGGGGCCAGCCGGCAAGAATGGTGCTCCCGGTGCCGCCGGCGTGGGCGTGAAGTCGATTTCCCTGACCAAGAACTCCGACAATGCCATCACCGGCGGCACTTGGGTCGGCACCGACGACAAGTCGCACGCCTTCACCGTGGCCTAACGTGAATCGACTGGAGGCGAACGATGGCCGATGAAACCATTCCCGACATCATCACCGACCCGTCAGGCTTCGACGCTGACGGCGAGTTCTGGCTGAAGGCGGCGCAGGCGGCCATCCGCCGCACGTGCGGCTGGCATATCACGCCGAACATCGAACTGTCGGGCGTAGCCAATTCGCGGGGAGGCAAGGTGATTCGTCTCCCCGCACGCCATGTCACCTCCGTCGACGAGCTGACCGACAGCGCCGGCAACCGGCTGCACTACGCCTACGACCCCACCACGGGTTTGGTAGAATGCACCACCGGCGCATTCCCGGCCGGCGTCGCCGCGATACGCTACCGCATCCACGCCGGCTATACGCCGGATGAGGTGCCGGACGTGATGGGCGTGCTCATCAACGCCGCGAAGCGTGCGAGCATGGCCTCCGCCGGCGTCATCCAATCCCAGTCGGTCAACGGCAGCAGCGTCACCTACAACGTGTCGTTGATGGCCGACGAGCTGGCGAAACTCGACCGGTACAAGCTAGGAGCGCTGCCGTGAGCATCATCGACGACATCAATGCCTCCGGCCTGCCTGCGGCCACACGGTTCGTGCGGCTGCGCGCCTCGCGTAAAGCCGACCCGTACAATCCCGCGCAGACCACGGAGGATTGGAAGCATCCTGTCGAATTGGAAGTGCATGGTGCCCTGGCATCGAGCACTTCGACTCGCACGCCCGATGTGTTGGACGTGCAGACCACCTCCACGGCGGTGCTCACCGTCGCCGACCCGAATGCGGATATCCGGCTTGGTGACCGTATCCGACCCGAACCGGCGGACGGCCGCATGTGGGAGGTGTCCGGCTTCCCCAGCCGTGACGTGAACGCGTTCACCGGCTGGCAGCCCACGCTGGAAGTCCAGCTCACCGAGTGGAAGGGGTAGCCGATGGCCGGAAGCGGACAGATCAAAGTGCATTTCAACGACTCGTTCTTCGACCAGATGCTCAACTCGGCCGGCGTCAGGGCCCTGACCCGAGGTGCCGCCGAGAAGGCGCTCGGCGTGGCCAAGGCCAACGCGCCCGTGGATACGGGAACCTACCGCGACGGCCTGCAGGTCGAGGCCGTCCAACGCGCGCACCGCACCACCTTCATGGTGGTCGGCCATGATCCGAAGACCATGCTGGTCGAATCCAAGACCGGCAATCTCCGCAAGGCGTTGAAGGCGGCGAAGACATGACATTGATACTGCCTCCCGACATGGAGGCTTTCCTCTGTGATTACCTGCGCACTCATATCACCGATGTGGATGGTTTGCAGGTGGGCAGCAAGAAGCCTCCCGACTATCAGGGCGCGTATCCGCTCGTCACCGTCCGGGACGATGGCGGCAACGCGGACGGGCTCGGCCATTTCGACCGTTCGATTGGCGTGAACGTGTACGGATGGAGCCGTCAGGACGAGAAGCCGTGCAAGACTCTCGCCCGTCGCGTCTACGCGACGCTCACCGAACATCCGGCCATCGCCCTCGCCAAGGGCTCGCCAATCGTTTCCGTGGATGATTCCTCGTGCAACGGCCCATACCCGGTGTCCGACGATTCCGACACCGCGCACTACTACCTGATCGTCGAATATTCGACGGTCGGCGAACACTAACCAATCCCTTAACCGTTTTCCTAGGCCCTACACAATGTGTAGGGCCTTTTCGTTTGAAAGGACATGGAATGACAGCAGACAACCAGGGCAACGACCTTAATGCCGTCAAGAACGTACTCACGTCGAAGATCATCGTCGCCCCCTATGTGGCAGGCAAGACGCTGACCGCCTCGCAGATCGCGCCCAGCGTGGCGGACCCGATCACCGAACTCGGCGACGTGTTCGGCTCCTCCTCCGCCACAGTTGGCCTCATCACCAGCGACGGAGCACCGCAGGACTCCCGCGACGGCGACGACGCCACCGAATTCCACCAGCCGGGCTACACGCTCAACGCCGACCCGACGCTGACGCTCGCGTTCACCGCCGCCGAGGACAACGACCTCACCCGCCTCATGACCATCGGCAGGCCCGATGAAACCGGCGTCTACCACGTCAAGGACATCATCCAGGACACCAAATGGTTCGCCTATCAGGAGACCATCTACAAGTCCGGCCGCAAACGCCGTCGTCTCGGCGTCATCCAGATCACCGGCAACGAGCCGGCGCAGGATACGCGCGGCGAGGTGTCCGGCCTCTCGCTAACCGCCACATGGCAGCTCGATCCCGCCGTAGACGGCGGCAACAGCCGCTACCTGCAGTCCTACGCGGCGGTCTGACAACGATTCCCTCCCCGCATGACCTCTCTCCTGTCGGCATGCGGGGAGCCCCAACACCAACGACGGGAGAAACACGTATGACAGGAGAACCATCATGGCAAAGCAGCAGAACACGGCACCCTCGATCGCTGAATTCGAGGATTGGGACGAGACCAGGGAGGCCGAGGTCCTCGCCGAGGTCGCCAACCAGGTCAAGGTGCGACACATCATCAAGAACAACGAATACTGGGCACTGACACCCGGCGGCACCGTCTACAAACTGCCCCTCTATCTTTCCATCGCCGACTTCGAGGCCCTGTCGAACACACAGACCGACACGGAAAGCCTCGAACAGGTCAAACGCATCCTCACCGTTTTCGCCGGCGACGAGCAGGCCGAACGACTCGAACACGAACCCATGCAGGTCGCGTTCAACCTCATCCAGGACTACGGGGAGACGCTCGCCAAATCACAGGGCGTCGAACTGGGAAAATCGCCGACTTCTGCCGAATCCTCAACTCCGATGACGGAGTAAAGGTCCGAGCGGACTTCGCCCGATTCGGGTGGAGCATCGAACACGATCTCGGCCGGCGTCTCCCCTACCGTGACGCCATCGACCTGTACACGGCGCTGTGCGGCGACCCGTCCTCCTACACGGGAGCCTCGCTCATCGGCCTCATGTTCCCCATGAGCGCCACCGACATCACCGTATTGCAGTTCCTCGGCGCTTCCACGCTGCTCGGCGACGTGGACGGCGAACCCGAAACGGACGAGCCCACCGCCGAGGAGATCCACGAGGCCGAAACGCATATGAGCAAGCTCTTCGGATAAACAACCATCAACTAAGAGGGGAGTCGCCTTATGGCTTTCGGATCGGAAGTGGGAACCGGCCACGTGTCGATATTCCCCTCGATGAAGGGCTTCCGCAGCGCGGTCGACAAGGAGATGCGGGGGGCCGGCAAGTCCGGTTCCAACCGTTTCTCCCAGGCGTTCGGCAACGGTTCGAAAATCGGCAAATCGTTCGGCGGCAGCTTCAAAAAGGCATTCGGTTCGAGTGCCCGGGGCGTCGCCGACGATGTGCTGAAACCGTTGAAGCGTGACGCGGCGCAGGCGTCCTCCAAGGCCAGCGCCGCGCTCCTGAACTACCGTCAGGCCACGGTCAACGTGCAGCAGGCGCAGGAGAGGCTCAACTCGGCCATCGCCAGATACGGGTCGGATTCGACTCAGGCGCAGACCGCCTCCATCAATCTCGAAAAAGCCCAGTTGCGTCAGGCCACCGCTCTCGACAAGTCCAACGACGCCGCCGAACGGCTCGCGGACGCGAAGAAGGCGCTCAAGGCCGCCGAGGACGAACTCGCCAAGGGCACCAACACCGTATCCGGTTCCATGAAGACGATGGCAAGCTCGTTCTCGGCTGGATTCTCGAGCATCAGCCGGGGCCAATCCACCTTCACCGGACTCTCTGGAGCGCTCGGCAGCCTCGTGCGTAGCCTGCTCGGCGTAGACGCCATTTGGAAACCGCTCGGCTCCAAGATAGCCGGATTCGCGAACAAGGCCGTATCCTCATTGAGCGGTTTCGCCGTGCAGGTCGGCGCGAAAATCCAAACCGGACTCAAGGGAGCCATCAGCGCCGCCCAGCAAACCCTCAAAGGCTGGGGCGGCAGCATCGCAGCCACCGTGTCAGGCATCGCCAAACCAATCGGCGCGGCAATCACCGCATGGACGCAACCGATTCGCGACTGGGGAAGCAGAACCGGCAACACCATCAAAACGGCAGTCGCTACTTGGACCGCACCCATCCGCTCATTCGGCGGCAAAATCGGCTCCGCCATCGGAGATGCCGCAGGAAAAGTAGGGCAGAAACTCGCACCGGTAGCCAACGTAGCCAAGAACTACTTCGGCAACATCGCCACCGCCGCCGGAGCCGCATGGTCCAAACTCCCAGCCGGAGCACAGACCGCCGCCGGGGCAATCGGCAGCACGCTCGGCAACCTCGCCTCCAGCGCAGGCAACTCGTTCAAAAACCTCGCCCAAAACGCGGTCGCCCATATCAAGGGCCTCGCCACGGGAGCGGTCGCCGCCATCGGAGCAGGTGTGGCAGCCATCGGCGGCACGCTGGTGGCCACCGGCAAGCAGGCGTTGGGCGCGTATGCCACGTGGGAGCAGGCGGTCGGCGGCGTCGACACCCTGTTCAAGGGCGCTTCCGGCACTGTGCAGAAGTACGCGGCCGAAGCGTACAAGACGGCCGGCGTCGGCGCGAACGACTATATGAACCAGGTCACGAGCTTCGCGGCCTCGTTGGTCAGTTCGCTTGGCGGGGACACCGCCAAGGCCGCAGAGATGGGCAATCAGGCCATCATCGACATGTCGGACAACGCCAACAAGATGGGCACCGACATCCAGACCATCCAACAGACGTATCAGTCGCTTGCTCGCGGCAATTACGCGATGCTGGACAACCTCAAGCTCGGCTACGGCGGCACCAAGACGGAAATGCAGCGGCTCATCGCCGACGCGAACAAGCTGCCGGGCGTGATGAAGGAAGGCAACGACCTTTCCATCGATTCGTTCGCCGACGTGACCGAGGCCATCAGCCGAGTGCAGAAGAGCCTCGGCATCAGCGGCACGACCGCCAAGGAGGCGGCGACCACCATCGAGGGGTCCGTGAACTCGATGAAGGCCGCATGGCAGAACTGGCTCGCCGGACTGGGCAACGAGAACGCCGACATGGGCGCTCTCAGCCAGCAGCTCGCCGACTCCATCGGCACTGCGTTGAAGAACATCCTGCCCCGCGTGAAGGTCATCGCCCAGAGCGTCGTCAAAGCCATCCCGAGCCTGTTCTCGGATCTGGTGACGCTCCTGCCTGAACCGTTCCAGAACGCGATCAACGCCATCGGCAGCGTATTCAACGGGCTCGGCGAGATATTCAAACCAGTGCAGAGCGCCATCGCCCCTCTGATAGCTGCATTCATGGCCCTCGGAGCAGGCGGCATCGCACCATTGCTGTCCAAGATTCCGTTGCTCGGCGGGGTGCTCGGCGGATTGTCCGGCCCGTTGAGCGCGTTGGGCGGACCCATCGGCATCGTCGTCGCAGCGTTGGGCACGCTCATCGCCACGGTGCCGGAACTGCGCAACGCCTTCGGCACGCAGGTCACCGGCGCGTTCAACCTGTTCAAGAACACGATCGCGGGAATGAAGCCGACGTTCGATGCGTTCGGCAAAAGCCTGCAGGACATGTTCAAACAGGTCATGCCGGTGATCACCGCTTCTGTCGCGGAGCTCATCACAGTGTTCGGCGACATACTCCAGTCGCTGGCACCGCTCATCCCGACGATCATCGAACCGCTCATGAACGCGCTCAGATCGCTCATGCCGCTCATCGGCCAGCTCGTGTCCAGCCTGCTGCCACCGTTGGCGGACATCATCGCCGCGCTGCTGCCGGTCGCCTCGCAGATCGTGTCGATGATAGGCCAAGTCATCAGCCAGCTCGCCTCCGCGCTCGTCCCGGTAATCCAGCAGGTCATGGATTTCGTTAGCCAGCTGGTCACCGCCATCACGCCGCTCATTCAACAGCTCGTGCCAGTCATAACCGATGCGGTCTCGGGCATCACAGGCATCATCCAACAGCTGATGCCGGTCATCCAGAGCATCATCAGCGTGGTCGGCTCGGTAGTGAGCGCAATCATCGGATTCATCACCGGTACGTTGTTGCCTGCGGTGCAGGCGATGCTCCCATATGTGTCGGGTGTCATCGACGGCATACAAGGCGTAATCCAGGGCGTGGTCGGCGTTATTTCCGGTGTCATCAGCATGGTCACCAACCTCATCAACGGCAACTGGTCGGGAGCTTGGAACAGTTTCAAATCGATTCTTTCCAACGCGGCCGGAGCGGTCGGCGGCTTGGCGTCGGGCATCGTGAGCGCCATCAAGGGCGTGTTCGCCGGAGCTGGCTCGCTGCTCAAAAACGCCGGCTCGCAGCTCATCAGTGGTCTGTGGAACGGCATCAGCGGTGCCATCGGCGGATTGTACGACAAGATCAAGGGCGCGCTTTCCGGACTGGTCGATAAGGCGAAGGAAGCGCTCGGCATCCATTCGCCGTCCCGCGTGTTCCGCGACGAAGTCGGCCGCTACATCCCGCCCGGCATCAGCGAGGGCATTGACAAGGCCACCCCCGCATTGCAGCGTGACATCGCGAAGCGGATGCAGGGTGTCACGGCCGCCGCACAGTCGGCATTCCAGCCGATGACGTTGCGCTCCGCCATTGGTGTGGAGGGCTCCGCCCCATTGCCTGAAACCGGGAATGGGCTCGCAGACCTCGCGTCGATGCTTGTGGAGCTTCGCGGCCTGCGCTCCGACCTGCAGGCATTGCACGGTGATTTGGGGCCGACCATCGCTAAGTACACGCCATCCATGACCATCCGCGAAGAGAAGCGCAGGCTTGGTCTCGTCTAAAACAGGAGGACAGTCATGCAGTCGATGACCTACCGGCGAGGCGGAGGATCAAGCCGCGCCGTTTCGGCTGGGGCCGTTGATCTCATCGACCCGGCCGGTCTCATGGTCAAACGCATCGAGAGCCTGCGCACGCACGCATGGGAGGTGGAGTTGGCCGCGCACGGCATTGACTCCGCCTCCCTCAACGCGTCAAGCGTCCAATTGGAGGCCACATGCGCCGACCTCAACGTGCTGGACGTGGCGAGCGAACTGTTCGACGCGGACGTCAAGGCCGTGGCGTCATCCCGCAGCAAGGACGACGCCGGCCTGCTCACCGTGGACGGCTGGTCGCAGACCGCGCTCATCACCGGCATCGAACCATCCTATGATCCGCCCGGCCCCGCGAAGTACGCGCTCACGGTCGCATTGCTTGACGGCCTGTGGCACAAGCGTGACGACGTGCAGCATTTCTGGTCGGATGCGCTGCAACCGGGCCTCGACCTTGATTACCCGCACGATTACCCTCACGACTACCTGCCGACGGCACGAAACGCGACGGTCGCTAACGATGCCGTCTCGCCGATGCCGTTCGAACTGGTGGTCTACGGGCCGGTCTCACAGCCAGCCATCATCATCGGCGTCAACCGGTATGAATTGCATATGGACATCCCCTCGGGCTCGTATGTGACCGTCAACAGCGTGGAGGGACAACGAAGCATCGTCATGACCGCAGAAAACGGCGACACCACGAACGTGTTCGACAAGGGCGAACGAGGCAGCGGCATCAACGGCGGCACTTATATTTTCCAGCCGTTGCCGGCCGGAGAACACCAGGTGCAGTGGAACGGCTTCGGCTTTGACCTGACCGTGATCCAGGAGAGGAGCACGCCGTCATGGTGGACCTGATTATCACCGACTCCAATCACGTCGATGTCCGTTCCGCCGTCGACTACACTCTGGATTGCGCGTGGGGCAAGGGGGAAAACGATTTCGAACTTGTCGTGAGCGGCGCGTCCACCATCGATGCGGGTGCCTATATCTACATCGACGGCAGCGAATGCGGTGGCGTGGTCGATGCGATGGAAGACCAGCTCACTGCCGGCGTCAGCACCCTCACCTACTCGGGGCGCACGTGGCACGGCGTGCTCGCGAACAAGATCCTCGAGCCGGATAGGGGCAGGGATTATCTCACAGTGAGCGGTACGGCCAGCACGGTCATCGGCTCGCTCATCAGTCGCGTCGGCCTTGACGGCGTGTTCGACGCGGTGGACTCGCCCACTGCCGGCGCGCAGACCATCAAAAGCTACCGGTTCGACCGCTACACGGACTGCTATACGGGTTTGAGGAAGATGTGCGAGGCCAACGGACTGAAACTCAGGCTTGCCTATGCGTCCGGCCGGGTCAACATCTGGGCTGAGCCTGTCGCGCATTACGGCGACTCGATTGACAGCGACCTCATCGATTTCGACGCGACGCGCACGTGGCGCAAACCGAACCATCTCATCGGCCTGGGCAAGGGCGATTTGGCGGCCCGTGTGGTCGTCCACTGGTATGCGGACGCGAAAGGCAACGTCAGCCAATCCCAGTCGCTCAAGGGCGTGGACGAGATAACGCAGGTCTACGACTACAGCAACGCCGAAACCGCCGAGCTGAATCAGAAGACACGTGAGAAGTTGCAGGAACTGCAATCCGAGGGTGACGTGAAGGTCACCGTCCGTGATGACGCGAACGTGGTGTTCGACGTGGGCGACACCGTGACCGCAAGGGATAATCTCACCGGCATCACCGTCAACGCGACTATCAGCAAGAAAATCGTCAAGGTCTCGGGCGGCGTGATGTCCGTCGATTATGAGGCCGAGTAAACAGTAAGGAGCCGATTATGGCGCGTATCGACAATGCGACGGTCATGCAATGCGACCGGTGCGGGAAACACAAATGGTACAAGGACTTGGACGACCCGGATATCAAGACGTGGTACAACGTCAACCGGCTGGACTCCACCGGCACGGGCCATGACTACCTGTTCTGCGACCAGGATTACAAGGAATACGCGAACAAGCTCAAGGACTTTGATAACAGCTTCGACAGTTGGATGCAGAACGGAGGCAAGCAGAATGGTTGAACTCGTCACCGGTCATGCGGGCAAGGCGCACGCCACGGCGGAACAGGCCGCTGGTTTGAACGCCGGCATTCTCGGCTTGGATGATTATGTGCTCGACGTGCATGACAAGCTCAAGATCACGGTCGTTTCGGCGAACAAGGTGACCATCGGCACGGGCGAGCTGGTCATGCAGGGCCGTCACGTCAGCCAGGGCACGCCCGAGGATCTGATCGTCACCAACGGGTCGCAGGGTCAGAAACGCAACGACCTGATCGTATGCCGCTATGCGAAGGGCTCGCAGAACATCGAGAGCGCGGAACTGGTCGTGGTCAGGGGCACTCCCACCACGGGCACGCCCACCGACCCCGACGTGAACACCACCAGCCCGTTGGACGGGGGCACCACCTACGACATGCCCTTGTACCGCATCCCGCTGGACGGCATCACCATCGGCACACCAGTCGCATTGTTCAACGTGTTGAAGCCGATGAGCGACGTGTGGGATTCCCTAACCCAG